TGCTATTGCGAGAGGACAAAACGAAATCAAATGATTATGAATGTTATTAAATTTATTAAGTGTAAGATAAGCGGCCACAGACTAGCCTATGGTGGTGCATGCCCATTTACTGGGTTGCTATATGATTATTGTGAAAAATGTAGTATGATGATTCCAAGACAGCCAGTGGGGTAACTTTAATTATGGAAAACAATTATGATGTGCCAAATGAAGTTCGTGATAAGATTATTAAAGATTATATGATGAAGTCTTATCATTGGACAATTGGTCTTGGAATGTTTTTAATTGGTCTATTGTTGGGAGCATTAATAGGTGGCTGATCCAAATCAAACCTCTGCTCGTGGCGACTGGCTCTGTCCTTGTAGTGGATGTTCAAAGTCTATTGCAGCAGAACGCAAACAACTGATTGAATTATTTGAAAAACATAAGTATGACTACTTAGTTTATCGTGGTTCATCATTTGATCAGGATGGTAATTTAATGTGGGCTAAAGATGATGCTGAAGCATATGCTGAGGGCATTGATGAAGTTATTAAGTTGATTAAAGAAAGAATGCCCAAGCCTAAAATTAAGCACCAGTAGCCAAGTTGGTTAAGGCACCGAACTCATAATTCGGCTATCGTAGGTTCAAGTCCTACCTGGTGTACTAAATCTCTGTAACTCAGCGGAAGAGTGACACCCTTCTAAGGTGTAGGTCGTAGGTTCAAATCCTACCAGAGATGCTATAATAGAATGAAACTAAAAGGGGTAATTCGTTGGCTAAAATTGTTTTTCTAGGAAACTTTGAGGTTTCTTATAGTAGTGAAAATCATCATGCTAAGAGTCTTGAATCTCTTGGGCATACCGTTGTAAAATTGCAAGAAAAGCAAGCAAAAAGCCACGTAATTCTTGACCAAGCCTTGAACTCAGACCTATTTATCTGGGTACATACGCATGGCTGGGAGACAAGCGGAAGAGTTACAATGGATAATGTACTACTTCAGTTAAAGCAGGCAGGGGTAGAAACAATTACCTATCACCTTGATTTATGGTTTGGACTTGATCGCCAGAAAGATCTTGATAATGACAACTTCTATAAAACTATTGGTCACTTCTTTACAGTAGATAAATTGATGGCTGACTGGTTTAACGAAAACACAGAGGTAAAGGGACACTTTGTTCCTGCAGGAGTTTATGATAAAGAATGTTATATTCATAAGGATTATGACCCAGATAAGTTTAAGTATGACGTAATATTTGTGGGTAGCAAGAGATATCACCACGAGCATAAGTATAGATCAGACCTTATAGATTTTCTAAGAAAGACTTATGGAAGTAGATTTCTTCACGTTGGTGGAGATGGAGATACTGGGACTGTGCGTGGTGATGAGTTAAATAAGATATACGCACAAAGTAAGGTGGCAGTAGGAGATAGCCTTAACATTAACTTTAACTATCCTTATTACACTAGTGATAGGTTGTTTGAGAGTACTGGTCGTGGAGGATTTACTATCTACCCTCGCATCAAAGGTTTAGAAGATTACTTTGTTGATGAAGAAGAAATTGTTTTTTATGAACACGGTAACTTAGAAGATCTAAGAACTAAGATAGACAAGTATCTTGAAAATGGTGTTGATAGGGAGCGTATCAGGTTAAGTGGCCATGAAAAAACTAAGCAAGAGCATACATACATCCATAGATGGAAAATCATTATGAGTGAGTTAGGAATACAATGAACTGTATAGTGACGGGTGGTGCTGGATTTATTGGATCAAACCTTGTTGATAAGTTAATTAGTCTTGGTCATGATGTTATTTGTGTTGATGATGAGTCTGCAGAGTGTCATGAACAATTCTATTGGAATGATAAAGCACAAAACTATAAGTATGATATTTGTGATTATGATCTGATTGCCCCACTCTTTAAAGATATTGACTGCGTATTTCACGTTGCATCTGATGCAAGAATACAGCCAGCAATACTAAATCCTAAAAAATCTATTCAATCAAACGCAGTAGGAACAGCCAATGTTCTTGAACTTTGTAGGGTTAACAAGGTAGGTAGACTAATTTATTCAAGCACATCTTCTGCATATGGAAAAAAGTCCTTTATTCCAAACACAGAAACTCAGCAGTCTGATCCACTAACACCTTATTCCGCAGCAAAAGTTTTTGGGGAAAATTTAGCAAGAGTGTATTATAACTTGTATGGTTTAGAAACTATATCCCTTAGATATTTTAACGTTTACGGAAATAGACAGCCCCTTAAAGGTCAGTATGCACCAGTAATAGGGTTATTCTTAAAACAATACCACGAAGGAAAGCCATTAACGGTAGTTGGAGATGGATCTCAACGCAGAGACTTTACACACATATCTGATGTAGTAGAAGCAAACATCCTTGCATCTCAGACAAAAGATGGGTTTGGTGAAGTATATAATATTGGGTATGGAAATAACTACTCTATACTTGATATTGCTAATATGATTTCAAATGATGTTAAGTTTATCCCGTCAAGAGTTGGAGAGGTTCAAGAAACTCTTGCGTCTAACTCTAAGTTTAAAAATTTAACTGGATGGATGCCAAAGGTATCACTAATAGAATGGTTGCAAAAATGACAGAAATGGTTAAAGCAGTTTTAAACGGAGAGTTTGAAATGATCTTGCCTAAGCATCGTGCAGATAGACCAGACTGGTATGAACCACATGGGTGGGAAAAACCAAGATTAAAACATATGTCTGAGAACATTGGTACTGAAGATGTTGTTTACTACGTTGGTGCTGAAGAAGGAGAATTTCCAGCACTATGTCAAATGTGGGGTGCAGAAGTAGTTTTATTTGAGCCAAACCCTAAAGTTTGGTCGCACTTTCCTGCAACATGGACTGCAAATAATTTAGAAATTCCCATGGTATGTATTCCTGGATTTGCATCTGACAAGATAAATAAACTTTCTAGAATATATTACAATGAATGGCCCCCAGAAGTTAATGATGTAATTGAAGCAGCACATGGATTTAAAGAATTGTATCTTGAAGGAGATACCTATGGGCAAATCACTATAGATTCTTGTGTATATGATCATGGAATTAAACCACCTACCGCTATTTCATTGGACGTAGAGGGTAGTGAATGGAGGGTGCTAGGAGGTGCAGAGAAGGTGCTTAGAGAGTACAAACCAAAGATTTGGCTATCTGGACACCCTGAGTTTATGTTACAGCAATGGGATGAATCTTTATATAATCTTAGACACTGGATCAAGGGATTAGGATATACTGAAATAATTTTAGACTACCAGCATGAGGTGCATCTTTATTATGAATCATGCTAAAACTTTTTGGGATAACGCTGCTAAAGATCCAGATGTAAGGTATAAATATATTGCAGATGAGTGGGCAACTACTGAAACATTTTTGGATCTTATAAAAAATAATAATGACGAATGGAACAATGTTTTAGAAATTGGTTGCGGAATAGGCAGACTGCTAGTTCCTTTTGCAGATATGCACAAAGACTGTAACTTCTATGGGATAGACATATCTGATGAAATGATAAACCTTGCACCTAAAAGAGATAACATAAAGTATCAAGAACTTGCAGACAACCTTGATCTTGTATATTCAATGTTAGTCTTTCAACATATTGAACACCAAGAAAAGATTAACTACATAAAACTTGCTTATGAAAAATTAAAAGTTGATGGTATTTTATTCTTTCAGTTTGTTGTTGGGGAAGAGAACTCTCCATACTCTTATCAAACATCAAGGTTTGAAGTTGACAGAATATTAAGTGATGCAGGATTTAAAAACTTAATATTTACAAATCATATGCATCCTGAATGGATGTTTGTTAGGGCTACAAAATGACTAATGCATACATATATTCTATTGATCCGCTTGATGCTGCGGATGGTAAATGGGACTATGGATTACTTAAAGAAACATTTGAAAAAAATAATGTTAGTCAGATAGTTGTAAAAGAAATACCAAAAGCAGATCGTGGGTTTGTTGTTATTCCTGGACATGGAAATGCTGGTAAAGAAAAAGAAATATCAAACCAATTAAAAAACCTTGATAGAGTTGTCTTGTTTATAACTGGTGATGAAAGCGCTCAATTTAATGTAGATAAAATTAGTCACTCTAATATTTCTATTTGGGTTCAATACCCACATCAAAAACATGAAAAATATAATAAATTTTTTATTGGTCCACCTCAGCACTTAAAGTCTAACCTACCTGATTATCCTGTTAAAGAATATGACATTTATTTTGGTGGACAAATAACCCATCAGCGTAGACAACAGTTAGCAGAGGTTATGCCAGACCTTCCCAATGCCCTCTATAAGCCTACAAAGGGCTTTGCACAGGGAGAACAGCCTAAAGAGTACTACCGCACCCTATCAAAGGCTAGAGTTGTTCCAGCCCCCGCTGGTGCCCAAGTTATAGACACCTTCAGATTTTTTGAGGCCATTGAAATGCTGGCTTTACCTGTTGGTGATCTTATTGATTCTAAAGGTGAAATGATTGATTATTTTAATTATGTTTACCCTGCAGGAATTCCAATTGAAAAAGTTGATAACTGGAATAACTTAAAAGAAATGCTTCCTAACCTTATTAGTGATTATCCAAACAATATGCATCAGGTTGTGTGTTGGTGGATTAAATACAAGAGAGATTTTTCTATTGAGATAATGAAGGACATTTATGAACAAAGATAATGTAACAATTATAGTAGTCAGTTCAGTTATTCCAAGTCATCCAGATACTTTTATTCTTGATGAGACGATAGCCTCAATAAGATCACACTTTACGGACAATGAAATCATTCTGCAACTTGATGGTCTCAGAAAAGAAAGATTAGCCCGTAAGGATGACTACGATGAATTTAAAAGTAGGGTTCTCTGGAAGTGTTTACATGAATGGAAAAATGTTTTACCTATAATATTTGATGAGCATAGCCATCAGACAGACATGATGAAAAAAACTATTGATGATATTCAAACAGCAGCAATACTTTATGTTGAAGGAGATGCTCCACTAACTCCTGACATTGAGATTGATTGGCAGAACTGTTTAGACATGCTTGAATATGAGAAGGCTAATACTATTAGGTTTCACTTTGAAACATCTATTCCTTTTGAACATGATCACCTTATGCTTGGTCTTGAAGATGGCTTTATGAAAACCATTCAGTGGAGTCAAAGGCCACACCTTAGTCTAACTAAATACTATAGAGAAGTGGTTCTTCCTGCTTGTGATGAGAAAACTTTTATTGAAGATAAATTTCACGGAGTAGTCCAAGATGATGGATGGGATAAGCACAAGTTGTGGATCTATCATCCAGAAGGAAGTATTAAGCGTTCATATCACCTTGATGGTCGTGCAGGTACGAGAAAGTTTACATCAGACGATGATGCTTGGGGATACACAGAGTGACATTTGGAATAATTGCAAGGTGTGACAACACTGGATTAGGAAATCAGACAAGGGATTTAGTTAAAATGTTAAATCCAGATAGGATTCTTTTAATTAACTCTGCAAAATTTAATAACAATAAGCAATATCCTGAATGGTATCAAGGATATAACGTAACAATGACCAATGGTTTTCCAACTAAGCAAGAGGTTGCTATATTTATGGATGGATTAAATTCTGTTTTAACCTGTGAAACTTTCTACCATCCACACTTTATTAATTTGGCCCAAAGGCGTAAGGTCAAAACCTTAATGCAGTATAACTATGAGTTTCTTGATCATCTAAATAAACCAGATATGCCTTTGCCAACCTATATGATTTCTCCTAGTTACTGGAAGATAGATGAGGTTATTAGTAAGTTTAGTAATGATACGACTGTTGTTCATATACCGCCGCCAATTGACTCAGAAGAGTTTGCCACTGTTAGAAATAATAATCTTGCAAAAGATCATAAAAGAATTCTTCATATTGGTGGGAAAGTTGCTTCCAAAGATAGGAACGGTACTCAAACCGTAATTGATATGTTGAGGCATTCAAAGGCCGACTATGAATTAGTAATTAGAAGCCAAAGTGAACTTGATATTAATTGTCAAGACTCTAGGCTTACTGTTGAAATAGGTAACGTTGATAGTAGGTCTTCAATGTATGATGGTTTTGATGCTATGGTTCTTCCAAGAAGATACGCTGGACTATGCTTGCCAATGAATGAAGCGCTTATGAGTGGCCTTCCAGTATTTATGACTGACATATCCCCCAATAATCAAGTACTTCCATCCGATTGGCTAATACCATCAAATAAGATTAATACACTTATGACAAGAGTTAAGTTAGATGTATATGAGGCTGATGCTAGAGAACTTGGCAAAAGAATTGATAGATATGTTAACAGTGACAAACAGGCACAAAAAGAAAAGGCTGCAACAATTGGCTTTGAAAACTTTGACCCATCTATTCTAAGGGATCAATACCTTCAGATTCTGGAAGGATAAACTCTTCGGAAAACTTTTGTTTCAAGTCTCCAAGAGTTAAAAATGTTGCTTTTCTATCTTTAATAAATTTAATATCTGTTCTGAGTTCTTTAATCTTATAGTCTGTAAACTTTAATACATAATAAGATAACCACAGATCATCAATGATCCAGTACTCTTCAGGGCAGTCAAAGAAGTCTTCATTTAGAAAAAGTTTAGCATCACAAATAAGCCCACCAGTACCAGCATAGTTACCTAACTCATTGCCAACAATTTTAATCTTTCTTTTATATCTTGAGTTAACCTTATGTGCCCAAAAAGATTTTACACAATCGCTTTCATATTGTCTATGACATTCCTGGATAAAGGTGTTTGGAATTATTTCATCGTCATCAATAAATATTATTTTTTCATATCCTTCTTCAGCGAGATCTCTTGCTAATAGAAACCTAGCAAACTGCTTAAAGTAATTTGAGTAATTGTGAACAGAGATATTTAAGTTGCCTTTAAACTTGTCTAAATACTTTAAAAGTTTTTCGTTTTGATTTGAATTATCAACAATATAAAAATCAAAATCTTTATCTGTTTGATTATTTATGCAGGCCAATGTAGCACTCAGGTTTTCAAACCTAATATACGTACACATTATTAGCGCTGTTGTTGACATATTTTCCTATCGTAGCATAGAAAGAGCCAGCCTAAATAGACTGGCCCTAACTATTTTTACTATTTACTTCTTTGGTGCTGCCTTCTTGACTGCAGCCTTCTTCTTTACAGGTGCCTTAGCAGACTTGAGAGCCTTCTCTACTTCCTTAGCATCTGGCAATACGCCAAACGCCTTGTCATTAGGGTTGATTGCTCTGATTGCTACTGGTGCGATAGCAGCAACAAGTGCTGTCCATAGATCCTTTGGATCTGTTACGCCAGCCATGTAGAGTGCTAGACCTGATGCGAGAACTGAGCGACCATATGATGCTAGCATTCCCTTTAGTTGTTCTGTATTCATTTTATTCCTCCTAGGATATAACTCGTGTTAGTATTGTAAAGCCAATCCATAGACCAATAATTCCTGCGACTCCCGCAAAAACTGGTGGTGCTGGAACTGGCAATTTGAATGCTGCGAACACGACACCGCACCCAAAACCTGTTAGTGTAGATAACAAAATATCTTTCACTTTACTTCCTCTTCTTCCTTTGGCAATAGTTTAATAAGTTTATCATATGATTCTGAAATCTTTTTCATTGAGTGGTAATTTGGTTGCATAGAAATAATGTCACCATATTCTCTAAAGTATTCTATTTCTGGCTTAACATCTTCAATAAATTCTGTTAGACCAGTCTGAACCTCTTCTATATATGCAAATGCCCAATCTCTAGAATCAGATAAGAACTTTAAAAAGTTTTCCTTGTGAACCTCTTGATCTGTGTTGTTAGACTTAGAGTCTTGCAATAGTTTTATGTATTGTTCTAATGCAAAATTATCAACATACAGTTTGCTGGCAACTTTTTTACTTACCACTAACTTATTTAAAGTATAAATATATGACAATAAAAATACTACAGATGCTACCAACAAAGAAACAGTTGCAAGTTTATAAATCATTTTAGAACCTCTCTAGTTACTAGCACAATAGCGCCTTCCATCTCTAAAGCATTCTTTAGTTGGACTACATATTGCAATGCTGCGATCTTTTCATCATGTGTAAGACCAGCAAAATGTCTTTCATCTAATTTAATAGTAAGGAAGTGCTCATTGTCAATAAGTTGAACCGAAAAACCTTTAGGTGCTTGGACCGCATGGAATGCTCTCTTCATTGAATCAGTATACACTTATTTGTCCGTTGTTAAAATTTGCCACGTATCTGCCCAGTCTGCTTTAGTTTTGTGATTATTAAATTCTCTAGATATTTTACCATCTTCAAGGTATACACCACCCCAAACTCCCCACTCTTTACCAGATACGCCGTTAGCAAAACATTTTCTTGCTAATGGACACTGCATGCACAAGGCATCAACTAAAAATCTAGAATCTGGCTCATCTTCATATTTATCAAAAAAGATATTAGTATCAAGGTCTTTGCACGGAGCATCGTCTTTCCATAGATGCTGCTTCATGTTTACTCCTTGTACTTGCCTGGAATCTCCCAGCCATTGCGAGAAGGACTAAAAGTTTTTTTGATGTACCATTGATTGTTTATGCGAATACCATTTACGTCAGTTCTGCCAAGATTTGATTTCTTGAGTTCTAGAACATCCCAGCCAACCCACTTTAGGTCGCTATTTTTTGATACAATTTTTTCCATTGTACCTAAGTCTTTTATGATCATCTTTACCCCTTTTAGTATCTAAAAATTCCAACTTCAACATTATTAAGTTCTGCTTGTTCAACAAGTTTTAAATTTTGTTGTTTAGTAGTAGTTAAAAATGCAAAGTAATTAATGTAACTCATATTTTCTTCTATCCATGACTGAGGTGCTTTATAGAACTTAATCTTTTTCCCACGAGCCTTCATGCCTCTTTCAGAAAGATTAGAAAATTCTGAAACAAAAGAGTTGACTTTTGCTGGGCCAACCGAATAAATAACAAACTCTTTATCATCTTCTTTCATGCCAGAAAGAGCAACGCTCATTGCACGCAAAAAAATTTGGTAGTCATTAAAGTCAGTCGTTCCTTGAACTGCCACTATCATTTTTGTTTCCACCCCTTAAGTTATCTAATATAGATAACATCTTTTGAATATCTTTTTTGGACATATTGGCTGTGTCTACTGGCTTTGCAGTTTCTGGTACAGGTGTACCATTTTCTACATTAGCAACATAAAATATATTGCTAGTAACCCAATAGGCTTGATCTTCTATAACCAATACCTTAATTGTGTCCTTTTCTCTTCGCTTTTGCAACTGAGAAGAAGGATCTTCTTTTTCTGGTAACTCATAAGTAAAAAACTTTTTCATCATTTTATGCATATCGCTTTGGCGATAGATAATTCTATGAGATTTTCTGTACTTATTTTTTGTTACTACTCTAATTATAAGCCAAGAAGCAAGTATTGTCAAGCCAAAGGTTATGACATATAGCACTAAGTCCTCCTATGGTTTGGGTTTTTTATCTACCTGAATACTTTCGGGCACTCTTGCATTCTTTAGTTGAAACTTTAGTACTTCAAACTCTAAGTCATTAGACTTTTGTCTGTAAAAGATAACTAATTGTTTTAGTTCATCTATTGTTAGATCTTCCATTATTGTCTACCCCTTATACTAAATGGACTTCCAGCCCACAACTTTTCAGTTTTATTTTTTTCTCTTTCTACAATGCTTCTGCTCCAAGAAAATCCAGCATCTCCGCCCCAAGCATCCCACATAATGCGACCATTGGAAGGAAACTCTGGACCATCATAAAAGCCTTTTCCTTTTTTATCTACTTCGTGACGAGAAAAGAAAGAAAACATTCTCTTAACAGTATCAAGAGACATTGCAGAACCATTAACGATATCTGTTGCTCTACCCCAGCCTACTGGAGTTCCAGCACCTGTTGCCTTACCATCTTCTTTCCATTTTAAAGCAC